AAATATCATAAAAGAAATTATTGTTACAAAAGACGGCATGTCGATAACGCTAGATTTTTAAAGGGTCTAGCGTATTTCTGTATTTTAGTCAAAGTAATTATGATAAGTTAGAGTTAGTAACAGTATTTTAACTTGCTTCTCTCTCCATATCATACATCCTCACAGAATGTAAGACCAGCTCACGATATTTCCAAGCGTTGACCAGGTATTCAATCACTTCAGGATCTTCAATTTCAAAACCAAAGAGCAGCAACAATCTAACCGTGTATTCGTTTTTCAAAATTGGGACCTGATAAGTCACATCTACCCAATGCTCAAAACCTAAATCTGTCTGCTCTACATTTGCTAGTTCAATATTTAAAATCTTCATTTTTATTCCTCCTACTTATCTATTCGTAGAAAAAATAAAAAAAGCAGTGAAAAAATCATTACTTTTTTTGATTTTGAAACTACTTTCAGAGCAATTTTGTTGGCATCAACAAAATTGGCCGCCAAGCGATTTAATACTATTTGTTGACCTCAACAAGTCAATTTTCAGACAAACCATTTATTTTGCTACCGACATTGATGTCGGTCGGTTAGATATTTTCTTGTTCCGGAGCAAACAAAAAAACCGCAAGCCTGAGCCTGCGGTGAAAGAACAATTTAGAAAGTTTCCTTTCTATTTATTTAACTGTAATCAAGCCATCTGGCTCTACTGTGAACTCTGGCTTGTCTGCCAGTGTTCCGTCTGGTTTGAGGTAGTACCAGCCTGTTCCGTCCGCTGACTGGATAAAGGCATTTGATACCATGGCGCCTTCTTTAGCGTCTAAGTAGTACCAAGTGTCCTTGTACTTGACCCAGCTTGTCTTCATGGCACCTTCTACATCAAAATAGTACCACTTGTCAGCGATTTTCTTCCAGCCTGTAGCCATTTCGCCTGAGTTGTCGAACCAGTACCAATTACCGTCTGTGTGCTTCTTCCAGCGGTCTGAAAGCATATAGCCTGAGCCATCGAAATAATACCAGGTACCGTTGATTTTCTCAAACTTATCTTTTGGATAAAAGCCGTCTGAGTGTACGTACCAGTAGCCAGTGCCATTTTTCTGCCAGCCTGTTGCAGCGCTCAAGCCGTTTTCGATGTCTTGCTTAAACTGTTCACGGCTAATGCCCCAACTTGCAAGATATGGATATGGATCCACATGGTCTGAGTGGTTGTTTGGTTGGTTATTGGTACAGTATTCATGCGTCTTGATACCTGCCAAGTCGTCTGTATCAAGAGTCTTCGGTAAGCCTGCTTCGTCCGCTAGATTGCGTAGCAATTCGATATAGAGGCGATAGTCAGCCATAAACTCTTCTTTAGTTGAATGGCTTTCAATCAGTTCAACCGCTGCGTAACTCTCAGCATTCCAACCGCCCCCAACATCCCAACTTCCGTTGTTCACAGGTCCTACCTGCATGATGCGACCGTTCCCAACAACGTGCGAGAAAAAACCTAATTCTGGGTCTTTCCGCCAGTGATAATCCGCTTCATTTTGAGCGGTTGAGTTACGGTTGCCTGTTGAGTGGGCGTGTACTTGTCGATAAGGCTGCACCCCAACCTGGGGCAAGCCTGTACGTAGTCTGTTTCTATCGATATCCATTCCCTATCGTCCTTTCCATGCGTCATTCATCTGCTTCACTGCTGACTCTACGAAGGTGTCTAAGTCTTTGTCAGTCATGCTAATATTGTATTTTGTAAGCTCAGCACGGACTTTAGCGCGAGCCTGTGCCAGTTTTTCATCTCCCTTGTAGCCAGTTTCAGCAGCTACCTGCTCCACGGCATTTACTGCATTTTTGGCCAAGATTTCAACAATCTTGATGGTCTTTTCTCCACCTTTTTGAACCAGGTAGTCCTTGACTGCCTTGACTGCGATACCAGCCAAAATAACAAGGATGCTGATTGCTCCATTAGTAATGATTTCAGTAATTTGTTGCATTTGTTATTCTCCTTTTTCGATTTCTTCCATGCGGTCGTTCATGCGAACCATTTCTTTTTGAATGTCTCCGACCGTGTGAGTGATTGTGGTTAATTCTGTAGTGGTCTTTTCTAGGTGAGTCATCAAACGCTCTTCTCGTCTATTAGAGTCGGCCTTTGATTGCTCGTGCAAATCCATAATCTTCTTCTCTCGCTTGTCCGAAGTCTTGATAAGATATCGAATGATAATAAAAAAAAGCAAGATAAACAAAATCGCCCAAGCTACCTGACTTTGAGCGATTTTTTCAGCTTCTTCAATTGGCATACAACCTCCTATTCTTTAGGTTCTACCGTTGGAACCGTCCAGTCAGGATTGCCCTCTGCATCAAATTTCATGATATAGAATTCATGATTCAACAGAACGGCGACGTTGATTGTTGCGATTGTACCACCCCACTGGTTGAATGCCCAAACGGTTTCAACATCCTTGAATTGGCGACGGCCATTTACGATCACAGGACGTTTTTGAACGTCACGATACATATAGAAGTCATCGCTTACATTCTTGCAACGAATGAACTCTCCATTTTCTTTCATGTAGCGCAAAGCACTCGCAAGATCAAATGGTTCTGTGATTTTTGTAAGGTCTAGCAAGTTATCTGTGTTTTGAATTGTTTCTGCCATGTCTATTCTCCTTTGTCTGCTGGTTTAGTTTGTTCATCAAGCAGAGCTTCCAGCTCATCCACTCGTGCTTGAAGTCTTTGATTCTCTTCCCTTTGCTCATCCAACTGAATACTCAAGATATTACTTTCAATCATCGAATTTGTTGAAGTTGTTGATATTTCACTAATTGTCATTCGTAAGGCTTGGTTAAGCTGTTCTGTGTTCATTTTCTAAGTTCTCCAATCTGTGTGTTCGTTTTCTATTTTCAAGAGCAAACTCCTGAATTGCTTTAAGTGCGATATTGGTCAACATGTTGTTATTCATGCTATTGTTTTCTCCATTTTTTCTATTTTTTGATTTAATTCTTGAATAGCCTTGATTAAGTAAGGAACTAAAGCGGTATAGTCTATATGTAGATAGCCATCTGGATTCTCAGGATCTCGTGAGACAATTTTTGGAACGATGGTTTCAGCCTCTTGAGCTATTAGACCAATCTCCTCATGTTTCTTATTTTCGATGAAATCAAATGCAACCATTCTTAATCTGTTGATTTTATCCAAGGCTTTCACAGCTGTATCTGTGATGTTCTCTTTTAAGCGTCTATCTGATTTTTGTTCCATCCAATACTTCAAGCTACCGCTACCGACCTGATTCCACCAAACAACCGCATTCCTTCCGCCTTTGGGATTCCAACCATCACCAAGCACATCTTTACTTCCAAGTTCGATACCATTTGAAAACACAGGAGAACGAGAAAAAGTAGTATTCCCATAGAAGTTTGCTCTCGATGAATTCGAAAAATCCACTTGATCATAAAAACCGACTTCATTCCTACAGTACATTTTCCCATCAGTATTGACGTTCCATGCTTTAGGTCCGGCATAGTTCCAATTATTTCCCCAGTTCGCCCAGAAGGCTGTCCGGACTCCATACCCGGCACCATTCCCCATACCAACAGAGAACTGATTGACACCTGAAATCCAGCGACCGCCACCCTGGTCAAATTGACCAAGTGTGAATCCACCGATTCGGCCTTGATAGGCTTCTAGGAAGGTTGAGCTAGAAATGACGGACTCAACCTTAGTAGAGAAGATACGTTTAGATATCAGTTGGTCAATAAAAGCATCATTTGCAGTTAATTTTCTAATAAGCGCATTGTCAACTTTCAACTTCTCAGCAGTTACCGCTTCAGCGTCTAATATCGTAGTCGTGACCGAACCAGCTTCAAAATTGCCCGTTTTGAGCTTATCAACCATGGCAGACTTGATGACTGCTCTGTCAATCAGGGTCTCTCCAGTGATGTGGGTCAATTTCCCAACGAAGCGGTTATGTCCATTGGCGCCAAGATTGATTCCAGAGATGATATCTCCAGCCGAGTTGATGTTTTGAACTGCCCATGAGCCAGTTAGTAGAGTCATTTTTGTTTGCGTGGCTTCAAGCTTCTTATTCGCATCTGCGACCACATCTTCTGGATGTGGTTGCCATGTTCTAGGTTTATAACCTTTGTACAAGTCAACTTCTGTAATATACAAATCAGCTGTTCCTGATGATGAGCCATTGTTATCAAAACGAATGTAAGCATTATCCATTTCTCCGGAATTAAAAGTTACTGAGACATCTTCGCATCTAGAGGTAGATAGTTTCTTGCTGCTAACAACTTTCTTAACGATTGTGAATCCATCGCTCTCGCCTGCTCTTCGTCCCAAAATATAAACATCATAGCTTGCGAGAGCACTGTTGTTAAATCCTCTAAAATTCAGTACATAGTCAGTATTTCGTTCAAGATTAAAACGGTGACTATACAAAAAGTTTTCGTTTTTAGTTGCATTACTTAAACGCATAAGGTCTTTCTGCCCGTTGTGATAAAAGCTATGCTTAACCAATCTTCCTAAATTTTGAGTTGAGCCCCATTCATTCGTAGCATTTTTAAAATCACTATTCTTAATGAGGTTAGGGCCGCTTACACTATATTTCCCAACCTCAACCTGAAACAGTTGATTAGTCAGAGCCATGCGAGCAACCTTATCCGCAATTCCATTTTCAGTATTGCCCAAAATCCGCTCGTAAAGTTTACTGGTTTCCTTAACACGCTGGAAGTCAGTAGTCTCTACTTTTCGCGCTAGTTGATTGGTCACATTCGCAAATTGACTATCAGCATTCGCTTTGTTTGCAGAAACCTGATCAGATATTCTACCCATTTGTCGTTCAGCATTATCCTTGTTTGTAGCGACCTGAGTCTTTAAATTTGAAATCTGATTATCTGTGCCTTGCTTATTACTGTTTATCCGATTTGAAATATTTGAAATCTGAGTAGTGGTTCCTTGCTCACTGCTTGTAAGTCTATTTGATAGACCACTGATTTGACCGCCCACATCTTGCTTATAAGTAGTTATCTGACTTGAAATATCCGTGAACTTACCATCTACAGATTGACGATAGCTAGCGATTTGACTAGCGATGTCTTTATTCGCACTAGTTTTAACAGCTTCAATCCTCTGATTGATACCCTTAACATCTTCTTGATAAGTAGCCTTACCAACGAAATCACGATTGACCAGCTCACGGACTGCTGTCGCTTGTCTCGTGCTCTCCTCACGAGTATAGCGCTGTAGGGCTTCCTGTCGCTGACCGTCTTTATTTACATATTCCTGAATAGCTGATAAATCGGTTCGCAAGCCCTGAGCTGTCCGCTCAAAGGTAGCCTTAGCTTCAGTGATGAGACCATCAGCGTCCTCAGGCGCAGGACTCCAGTCCGTCGCCACACTACCGATTTCAACCTTGATTCCTGTTACCCAAGCTGTACCGCTTGTAGCACCTTCAAGATTGAATCGCAATGATGTCTTCAATTGATCAAAATTTGTTTTTTCAGAGTAGTCATAAGTGAATGTAATATATTTCCAATCTGCCGAACCTTTATACATACCAAGCGTAGCATAATCTGGACCACTCTGTACTCCGGTCTCACTATTTTTTCTAAAAAGATAATGTTTGAAGCAATTAAATACATTCCAAAAATTTCGACCTTGGACTACATTTTCGTACTTGACCCAAGCGCTAAAAGTAACTTTTTGATACAACCTTGAGCTGAAATCTGGTTCAATGTTGAACATTAAAGTAGAGTTGTTCTCTAGCCTATAGCATTCTTTTTGACCTGTGACGTGGTTTTCAGGTAATTTTTCAATTACAGCTCCAACCGTCTTGGATTTTATCCATAGATTCCGGCCTCCCACCTTCATTTTTGAAAATTCTTCACGCAATTTCCCGGCTTCAGATACAACTAGAGTCTTATCTGCCTTGTCCTTGGTTGCGTTCAGGATTTCCTGACGGATAGAGCCAGCTCGCACCTCAAATTCAGCCTGACTCAACTTCTGATTTAGCTTGTTCTGCGTGTCTGTCTCAAGGCTCTTCACAGATTGCCGGATATTNTCAGCAGTCACATTGAGTGAGCTGATATCGGCTTTGGTTCTAAGGCCTTCAGTCAGACGATTCACACCAGCTTCGAGCGAGTTGGCTCGTTGTTTGAAGGTCGATTCTACTGTTGAAATCTGACCTTCTATATCTTCAGGAGCTTCTTTTGAGCTTGTTGCCAAACTTCCGTCTTCCAGCTGGGGCGCAAGAACATCTAAATATTCTCCGACCTCAGCATTTACGAGATACACATAGCCAATTGATGCGACTCCAGCCCTATTTCTAGCGCTAGTAAACGATAGCTTTGTCCAAGTTTCATCCTTTAATGTAAAGATGGGCGAAATACCCGAATTATCATTGGCTTGCCAATAAGTTTGTAGCTTGACCTTTTGACCTCTTCTGCCTTTGACCCAACAAGACATCGTGTATGTGCCTTGCGAGATATAAAATCCATCTTGAGCAATACCTATTTGGTCTCTAGCATTGCTTGAGGTCAATCGTATCGCTTTATCAAAGCCAGTTGCTGGACTGTCTGATACATCAATCGTCTTTGCAGTCCCAGCGCCTGACGGTCTAAAAGTACCTGATGCCCACAATCCTCTGGCTAGCATCATGCGCTTTGTACCCCGGATATAATTCCTACCCCCGACCTGCACACTCGCAATCCGACTAGCTAGCTCCTCAGCTGTCTGCGTGAGTTCTGACTTGCTGGCTTTATCCTTGGTTGCATTCAGGATTTCCTGACGGATAGAGCCAGCTCGCACCTCAAATTCAGCCTGACTCAACTTCTGATTTAGCTTGTTCTGCGTGTCTGTCTCAAGGCTCTTCACAGATTGCC